GGTGTGATTGAGTTTAGAATACCTAACCGAGTACAATCGGTCAAGAGTTTGTTTAGGAGATACGAGTTGATGTATCAATTGGTTGACTTTGCGGTCAACAGACCCAATGCAAGATTCAGTACTTTCCTTGCGAAAGTAAGACCAATAGTGAAGGGTATGTATAACGGAGATGATGCCAAGGTCGATGAGATTTATGGATTTGCTAAAGACTTTAGAAAATTCATAATGAACGGAACAATGACTGAAAACATCAGACCATTCTTTACAAGGAGAGTATCGGATGACTTGAGGGTATCTAGACAAGGTTATGTGTCAAGAGGCTAGGCAGTAATCATGGGAGGTGTCAAAACCTCCCTCTGTCCATGGATGTGTGTCCATGCTGATGAGAGCGAAAGCTCGAAACAGATTACTAATTTAAAATTAAATAAAATGAAATACGATAATGAAAATTTCAAATGGTCTACAGACCAAGTAAAAATATTTACTAGAATATATTCTAGCAATTTTTGTAAAATCCCTAGATGCTTTAAATGGCAGAATTACGAAGGTAAAAACCTTGATGCTAAGATTGAGCAGTTCATATCTGATGTACGAAAGGTTGAGAAGAAACGTGATGAGTTACGTGAGATTGTAAACCATTTATACTGCCAAGCATATACTGATGCGAGGCTAGGAGACAGAGATTCAACAAAAATCAAAGATGATTTGACTGAGCAAATTTATAATTTACTAACTAAAATTTAAAGACATGGCAAATCAAAGTTACTGTAGGTATGAGAATACCTCGAAAGATTTATCTGATTGTGTTGATGCACTATGGGATAGTGACTGCACTGAAGACCTTACACGATACGAAGTTATAGGTCTTAGGAATTTGTTACAACGTGCAAAAGAAATCGTAGGTTTGGAAGATAAGATAAATAACATCTTAGACAATCAAACTTGACAAATCTTAAATCGTAGACTAAGACAGAGGGATGTGAAAATG